TGAAAGAGCCTACACCATGCCCGCAGACACTATTGACCTTCTGGAACACCAGTTGCGTACCGATGCGGGTAGCACGTCCGGCCAAACTGACTACACCCTCTCTCGCATCTCGGTGTCGGACTACGCCCAGTTGAGCAACAAACTCACCCAAGGGATGCCTTTGCAGATCTATGTAGATCGACAAAGAGCCGCCCCGGTGGTGTACCTCTGGCCTGTCCCTGACAACACCCAGACCTACACGCTCGTCTACTGGAAGATGCGTCGTATTCAGGATGTCGGCACGGGCGGCACGAACAACATCGATGTGCCTGCACGATTCCTGCCCTGTCTTGTGGCGGGACTCGCGTACTACGTTGCCATGAAGCGCCCCGAAGCGGCAGATCGCTTAGGGATGCTCAAGCAGGAATATGAACTTCAGTGGGATCTCGCAGCGGGTGAGGATCGTGAAAAAGCCTCTGTCCGATTTGTCCCAATGAACGGCTACATTGGCAGGAATGTCTAATGGGCAAACCGTTTGCCAGTGGTAAACATGCATTTGGATTCTGCGACCGATGTGGTCAGCGGTATGATTTGCATGATTTAAACGAGCAGTATGAGAACCTGCTCCCCATTGGTATTCGTGTCTGCTTTGAATGCATGGACGTGGATCACCCGCAGTTGCAGTTAGGTCGCGTCCCGATGGATGACCCACAAGCCCTTCGCAATGCCCGCCCGGATAACACGTTCTTCGCGCCGGGTAACCAAGGCGCAGGCGGTAGCCGGATGTTCCAGTATGGATGGAACCCGATAGGCGGAGCGGAAGGCTATGACTCAAGTCTGACTCCGAACTATCTCGTATCTACCGGGTTGGTCGGAACCGTGACGGTGGTTGTGACATGAACTACACCCAACTCGTTGATCTGGTTAAACAGTACACGCAGAACGAGGAAACCTCGTTTGTTGCGAACATTCCTAATTTTGTCCAGTTGGCAGAAGAGCGGATCTATAACGCAGTCTTTATCCCTGCGATCCGAAAGAACCAGATTGGAACATTGACCCCCAGCAACAAGTACCTGACAGTTCCGGCGGACTGGCTGGCGAACTTCTCATTGTCAGTCATCGACCCGGTGACCAATGCCCAGACGTTCTTGCTCGATAAAGACGTGAACTTCATTCGCGAGTGCTACCCGGACCCGGACGATATCGGCGTTCCCAAGTACTACGCCATCTTCGACAAGAACACGTTCATTTTAGGTCCGACCCCGGATAGCAACTATCAGGTCGAACTGCATTACTACTACTACCCGCCATCCATTGTGACGGCGAGTACGTCTTGGCTGGGCGATAACTTCGAGACGGTACTCCTCTACGGAACCCTGCGCGAAGCCTACATCTACATGAAGGGCGAGCAGGACATGATGCAGTACTACGAACAGAAGTATCAGGAATCCCTTGGACTCTTGAAACTCCTTGGCGAAGGCAAGGATCGTCGTGATGCCTACCGGAACGGACTCAATAGGATTCCGGTCACATGATTTATCAAACCCTCACCCTGAGTTTCAAAGAGCAGATCCTCAAAGGAGAACACGATCTCCTGACGGATACGCTCAAATTGGCGTTGTACTACAGCACCGCCGATCTCAGCGAAGACACCCTTGCATACACCACGAGCCACGAAGTCGTTGGCGGCGGATACACCGCAGGCGGTGTCATCCTCACGGGCGTGTCGATCAACAAGTTGAACGACGTGGTGTACGTCAACTTCAACAATGCGGTTTGGAACCCGGCTAGTTTTACCTCTGCTGGCGGATTGATTTACAACGCCAGTAAGTCCAACAAGTCCATCGCAGTTCTGAGTTTTGGTAACGATAAGGTTGCCACGAACTCGTTCACGGTGCAGATGCCTGCAAACACTTACAACTCAGCGTTACTACGGTTTACTTAGGAGAATCAACGATGCTCATCAATAAGGCAAAGTCTGTTGATGCCGTTGGTGCAAATGTCCTGAAAGGCAATGGCACCCGTGACGGTCTCAAAGGCGGCGGTATTTTCACCGTGCGTTGCCATGACAAAGACGGCAACCTCAAGTGGGAACAGAAGTCCCATAACCTCGTGGTGAATGTGGGTCTGGCCTTTGTCAACACCACCTTCTTCAAGGGTTCAGGCTATACGGCTGCGTGGTATATCGGCGTCTACGGCCCGGCTTCCAGCAACAATCCGTCTTCGACGGACACGATGGCCTCCCATGCCGGTTGGACGGAAGTGACGGCGTACAGCAACGCGACCCGTCCTGCTGCGACGTTTGGCGCAGCCACGACCGCAGATCCTTCGGTCATTGCGAACTCTGCCGCCCCGGCGCAGTTCCTGATCAATGCGTCGGCCAATGTCGGTGGTGCGTTCCTGACCACTGGAGATTCTCCGGGCGGATCTTCGGGTGTTCTCTTCTCGGCTTCGGACTTCGCAGCCCCCGGTGATCGCGTGGTGCAGAACGGCGACGTTCTGTCTGTGACTTATACCTTCAGCCTCGACGCGGCTTGATAGGAGATAGATATGGCAAGTCTTTTCAAGAAAGGCGATCTGGTTGAACTCAAGGTCGTAGTTCCGCAGGGCAAGGTCCAGTCGATCCGCATGGACGATGAAGGCATGGTTTGGTATCTCGTTCCTTGGACGGATGCCGAAGGCCAGAGCCAGCAGCGTTGGTTTGCGGAGACGGAACTGAAACTTGTAGTTTAAACCGTGTCAGAAGGCGGCTTCGGATCAGGCACATGGGGTCAAGCAGGATGGGGGATGTCGGTTTACTACCGCGCCTCAGACGAAACTTCGACCATCAATGATGCCAACACAGGGGCGGGTACGCAGTTCAATGCGCCCGTCTCTGAATCCGTTGCCGCCCAAGATACGGTGTCCTCGGTCTATAGCCTCGGCGCAGCAGTTTCAGAATCCGCGACCGGAACTGATTCCGTCCTATCGAACGTCAACTTTGCCACTAAGGTCAGCGAAGCGGCGACCTACTCAGATGCGAACTCGGCCAGTAACGACTTCAAAGTCGTAGTGAACGAATCGGCTGTCTATGCCGATAGCGCACCCAAAGCAGGACAAGAGTTCGACTCCCAGATTCAAGAGACCGCAACTGCACAAGATGATGTGTACTCCGTCTTCTCGTTCTTGGTGAGTGTGGATGAGTCTGCGACCACAACAGATACCCCCTCATCCGTAGCCACCTTCGGCGCTAGAGTGGCTGAGATCGTCTCTGCGGCGGAAACGGCGGCGGCTCTGAACAACTTCAAGGTGATGATCAACGAGATCGTCACAGCAGCGGATGCGGACGCGGCGGCAGGGGTCACCTTCGATGTCGAGGTTGCCGAATCCGCCACGGCTTCAGATGTGATGGCCGGGGGATATCTCTGGAACCCGGTCGATGACAATCAGTCGGCTAACTGGCAGAATTTAAACGATGATCAGACACCGGGATGGTCTGATGTCGATGACTCGCAAACCACGACTTGGGCCAATATCCCAACGGTGAATTAGGAGTTTAAACATGGCTAGTACTTACAGCACTAACCTCGCGATTGAACTGATCGGAACGGGCGACCAAGCCGGTACTTGGGGCGTCACGACCAATACCAACCTTGGTACGTTGATCGAACAGGCGATTTCGGGGTACGTCACTCAGGCGGTTTTAACCGGGGCGGATACGACCATCACGATCCCGAACGGATCGACTGGTGTCGCCCGAAACATGTACCTTGAACTGACCGGCACGGGTGGCACGAACACCAACCTGATCGTCCCGGCTAACAAGAAACTCTACTTCGTCTTCAACAACACCGCCTCCGGGCAGGTGACAGTGAAGGTGTCGGGTCAGACCGGCGTATCGGTTCCGAACGGCAAGAAGATGATTCTTGTCAGCAACGGCACGGATATCGTCAACGGCGTCAACTACATTCAGGACTTCGGAACCAACAGTTTTACTGTGACGAATCTGGTTGCGACCAGCGCGACCATCACTAACCTGATTGCGACTACGGCGTCTGTTTCGGACCTCTCTGCGACCGTCCTGCGTTCTTCTTCTGGAACCATCACGAACCTTCTTGCTACGACGGCATCTATCTCTGACGCTTCTGCAACGGTTTTGCGTTCAGCCAGTGCGACCCTGACTCATCTCTCGGCTACCTCTGCGAGCATCACTAACCTCGCACTGACTAGTCTTACGATCAGCAGTTTAAATATCACGAACGTCTCAGTTGCCTCGGCTACCGTTAGCAGCAACCTGACCCTCTCCGGCGGCACCGCCAACGGCGTGCTGTATCTGAACGGCAGCAAGGTGGCGACGAGTGGGAGTGCAATTACATTTGACGGAACAAACTTAGGCGTTAATGGGCGATTTGTAATTGACGGGACGGTTGCCTCTGCCCCTGCAAATGGAGGAATGTTCCGACTAACCTCAAACGATTATACGTATTTCGCTGGTAAATCTACCGGCGGCGGTGTAGTGCTTAGCAATGGCGATGGAACCGCAACTATCCAAATGCTGCGTAATTCGCCTACGTCGTACATTGCTTTTGAGGCAGGAAACGGCTTCC